TTTTTTAGAGTCTTTAGGTTTTGAGGCTTTATTAACATTATTTAAATGTTCTTTAATTTTAAGTAAAGTAAATCTCCTTAAGTATATTGGCATATTATATACTTCACTCCAAGTATAACCTCCACCACCATAATAGACGGCTTCGTGTACTTCAGTTAAAATATTTTTTCTAAATTCGGATGCGTTATCAGATGTCAGGCCAAAAAAAGCTAAGTCCAATGGGAATTGCTGTTTTTTCTTCAGTCCGTCCACGAAAAAAAGTAAGGTCAACATCAGGTTGAATTTCGTTGATATAGTTTCTTAATGCCCTAGCATCTTGTGCTAGGAGATAATTATCAACAAATTTTCTAACATCTGCTTTTTCTTCACTCCCATCGATTGATAGAATCATATGTTTTAGACGAGTAGTTAAATCAGCAGTACTTTCTGAATTAATTTTTTTAAGACCTTTAATTTCTTGAGATATAGCTACTTCGTCACCATGAGTTAAAAGTTTAAATTCAATATTAACTTTAGTAGCTGGTAATGTAAATGAGAATCTGTTATTACCTCTAGTAAATAGGGATTCATCAAGATTTTTATTTTCAAGAGTACTTAAATCTACTGTATGGTTTTCACCCTGATATGTGAATTTATAATCTTTACCATAGCCCAAAATACGGGCTGCTATCATAATAGCATTCTTATCACCAATAAGTAAATCATTATAATTAATATCACTTACAATAAGTGATTTCATCAATTTGTCTAATACAGTACCGTTATTAATATAATTAGCATTAGTAAGAATATCTTCTACTTTTGCTGTCATATATTTAATTTCAATTTCTCCAGAAGAAAGGGGATTGTCTGTAGAATAAAGTAAACCTTTTGAAGGTAATTGAATTGTTTCTGTTGGTAATTTAAATTCCATATCTTTTATTAATAATAACTTTTACGAGTATACATATTAAAATAAAAAAGAGCTTAACCGAAGCCAAGCTCTCTTTAAAAAAAATCGCAAAATTTTCTTAGTAGTTTAATACACAGTAATCCATACCGATAGTAACTGTCAAGTTTTGGGCAGCTGCTTCGTTATCCCAGTTGTACTCACCAAATTCAGCACCTTTGATAAATGCTCCTTTGATTACCCATTCTGAGACGATATCACCTACAGGACCTAATACATCAATGGTTAAGTCTTTCTTATAGAAATCTGAATAACCATCACGACCTGTTACTGATTCGTGGTGTAAACGTACCCACTCCATTACAGCTTGTGCACCTGAAGGAGTGATAGGATCAAACATTGTCATAGTCAAATCGTTCCAAGATAATTTACCTTTGATTTTTCTATAAGTGTTAATATGATTTAATTTAATTTCTTCCTGCGAGAATCCGACTGATGAGATGGACTTGATAGTATACGATGGAATACCGTCTACATACATGATAAATCTATTCTGTACTTTCGGTTCGAAAGCGGTAAAGAAAATTTCGTTGGGATCTAATACTGCCATTTTGCGTTATATTAATTTTGTTCTATTATAAATATTCAATTTTTAAACTCTTACGCTGGGAAAGTAGCTCCTGTTGGTAATACATTGAAATCTAACAAGATGTATTCAGCTGTTTTAGTTGGTTGTAAGTAGATTTGACCAATCAATTGGTTTCTATCAATTACATCAGCTGTGTTATTGCTATCATCCATAATTACTTTGAACGCATACAAACCTTGGCGTTGTTGAACTGATTCTAAGTAAGGGTTAACTTGGCTTAAGAATGCATTTCTAGTAGCGATAGTATTTTGTTCGAATACTAAGTTATCTGAAACTGTAGAAATGTAAGATTTAAGTTCAATTAATAATCTTCTAACATTTACACGATCAAGAGCGGTTGCTTTTTTCTGTAGTGTTTTCTGTCCAAATACTACTGTTCCGGCTGATGGGAATGAAGCAATTGGGTTTACTTTTCCTTGGTATAAAGTATCTCTATTAGCTTGAGACAATTTTCTTTCAGGACGTACTACTGTAGCTAATCCACCTCTATTTAAACCTGCTGGGGCGAACCATGCTTCACCTACTCTATCATTGTAAGCATAAACACCTGGGATCATTGTTGAAGCAGGAACCCAAACTAAATCTCCAGTATTTGGATCAGTAGTTTGTAACCAAGGAGCATAACAA